TTTGTTTCATTTGAACACTTCTGAATAATACTTTGAATATTATCTTTAAATGTTCCAGATAACATTTCATCCGCTTCATCCAAAATAAGTAAATCAAGATAATCAACATTTATAATTTTTTTTTTAATCATATCAATAGTGCGACCAATAGTTCCAATTACAATATGTGGTGTTTTATTATGAATTTGTTTAATATCTTCTTGAACTGATGTTCCACCAATAAGTGTTTTAACAACAAGATTATCAATAAAACTACCTAAACTAGTTAATACTTTATATATTTGTAGAGCTAACTCATGTGTAGTAGCTAATATAATAACTTGTGTATAATCTTTACTAGTATCGACTCTTTGTAATGAACTTATAGAAAAAGTCCCTGTTTTTCCGGAGCCTGATTGTGCTTGAGCAATTACATCTCTTTTTTGCATAATGGGTAAAATAGCCTTTTTTTGTATTTCACTAGGTTCTTCAAATCCATATGCATATATTCCTCTTAATAAATTATCCTTTAAATTCAACTCGCTCCATTCTTTTATATATATATTATCAATGTTATTCATAATATAGTTTAAGTGTATTTATATGTTTATATGGATTGTCTAATTATATTTATTATAAAAATATTTAAAAATGAAGTAGTTTACTAGATAAGAATGAAATATAGTTTGGAAGATTTTGAAAATTGTGTAATTACAGAATATAAATTATCAGACACAATACTTGATAAAATAAATGTATTAACATCTAAACTAGGAATAAATAATGTAGAAATAAAGCGTAGTAATCGTAGGGCAAGGTCTGAACAAAAAAATGAATTATGGGAAAAGGTAAAACCAGCAATGGATTTTAAAAAGACTGTAATGGAAGAAAAAACAGGTATAGATAAGTTATTAAGTGGTATTAAAATATCATTAAATAAACTAAATGTTCAAAATTATGATAAAGAGAAAGAAATAGTAATGTCAAGTATTGATGAACTAAAAAAAGAAACACATGATGTTAGAGAAGATATTTTAAGCATTTTTATAAATACCTCACAATTAAATCCATTTTACAGTAAATTTTATGTAAAAATGTTATGTGAAATATTAAATGATGATCCAAAAATGCATGAAATATTTTTAAATAATGATATTATTAGTGTGTATAAGGAAAGCTTATCAAAAATAGAATATATAGATTCTAACGAAGATTTTAATAAACATTGTATGATTAATAAAGAAAACGATAAAAGAAAAGGGTTGTGTGTATTTTTAATTGAGCTTGTAAAACAGGAGTTTTACGATGAAGAAATATTGTTTGAATTATTTAACTATCAAGTAGAATTATTAGAAAAGCATGAAAACGATAAATGTAATGTTCATATAAATGACGAAATAGTTGAAAATATAGTATGTTTATTTAAAGAAGGAATAGAAATAATGAAGAGCCAAGATTATTTTAATAATATAGAGGATAAAGTAAAAAAGTGTAAAGATAAAAAAGCAAACGAAGGTATCTCAAAAAGAGCAATATTTAAGTTTATGGATATATGTGATAGTTTTTAGATTCATAATTTACATAAATAATTTATGAATTTATTTTTTGGTTTTATGTTTTTTTTTAAATAGGAAATAAAAACAAATATTTAATAAATATATATGACAGTAAAATCATTAATTGAACCTAAATTAGAATATAGTGAAAATAAAACAGTTGATATAGATGATATTCATTATTCAACAAGTATTTATGATTATGAGTTATTTAATGAAGATGTAGAAATAGCGTTAGGTAAAGGTAAAGAAGATACAAATGGGTACAATATATTATTTTACTCGGTATATTTAATTTATAATGGTGAATTGAAATCTAGAATAGGTATATTTGAAGGAAAGAGTGAAAGTATGATAGAGTTAATAGATGAAAATGGTATTGTAGATTTAAGTAAAGTAAATGTGCATAATTTATCAGAAGTAAGTAATTCGCCTCAAATAGATAGAAAAGGAAATTTAATTATTTTTATAAAAGAAGATGATTTTAAAAAATTTATAAATATGCCTGTAAAAGAGAAAGCAGACATTGTCGAAGAGGAAGAAGAAAAGATTGGAGATAAAAATATAGATGATGTAGTAGATTTAACAGAAGATGATGATGTTACAGAAATAAAAATAAAGTCACAAGAAGAAATGAAAAATGTAGAATCATGGTATGTTGAAAACGCAGAATTAAAGAAACCAAGAATTAAAAGTGAAACAAAAGAAGAATCGAATAAGGAAAAGGAATTATTTAAGCGTTCGACCAGTAATATGTGGGTGCAAAATTATATGAAAAATGTAAACTATGAAGAAATAGATAATGAAGGTAGTGGAGATTGTTTCTTTGCTGTTATAAGAGATGCATTAAAAGATGTAGGGAAAGTTACAACCGTTGATAAATTGAGAAAGATGGTAAGTGAGGATATGAATGAAGAGACATTTCAACATTATAGAAGTTTATATTTGTCTCTATCGGGGGAATTAAAAAGTAAAGAGGAAGAATTATTAGATTTGAAAACAACTATGAAGAAAATACAAAAGAATGAAAAGAAGCATACGAGAACAGCAGAAGAAACAAGAATAATTAAAGAACAATTAGACGGTATTGTTAAAAAATATAACGAAGTATTGGAAGAAAAAAAACAAGTAAGAGAGAACTTAAATGATTTTGAGTTTATGAAAGAGTACGATACATTAGAAAAATTCAAAGATTATGTATTAACCTCACAATATTGGGCGGATGATTATACAATATCCTATTTAGAGGATAGATTAAAAATAAAAATGATTATATTATCAAAAGAAGCATATGATGAAAAAGCAGAAGATTCAGTAATACAATGTGGTCAATTAAAAGATGAGGATAGTAATTCAGAACCTGAACATTACATAATAACATCGTATGTAAAAAAACATTATACATTAATAACTTATAAAGAGAAAGGTGCATTATCATTTGAAGAAATACCTTATGGAATAAAGGCGTTAATAATAAATAAGTGTCTAGAAAAGACAGCAGGTCCATTTTATAAAATTTCAGATTTTAAGAAATTAAGAGAAGATATGGAAATAGAGATAGAAGAAAGCGATGATGAGATAGATATTCATGAAAATGATTTATATGAAAAAGGTGAAGTAATTATGATTCATTCAAAGTCTTTTAATAAACCTAAACCAGGTAAAGGTCAAGGAGAAGCGACAAGCGATATAAATAAATATTCAGAATTGATATCGTTAGCAAATAAAAATAAAGAATGGAGAAGAATGTTAGATGATAGTTATATACAGGCAATGATGATAGATGGAAAAAAGTGGAGTTCTGTTAAGCATTTTATGTTAGGTTCTCAGTTTAAAAGAAAGAATATAGATTTATATAACGAATTTTCTTTAGATGGTAATGAGAACTCTAAGGTAGCATTACAAGTAGAAGATGCAATAAAATATAGTAACGAGAACCGAAAGAAAATAGAGAGCGAATTCAAGAGTATTACATCAACCAAAAAAGAAGAAGCAAGAGAAAAAGCATTAAAGATTAAATTTGGTGAAAGTGTAAATATGATGAATATATTGAAGAGCACTTATCCAGCAAAATTATTGAAATTCCATAGAGGTAAAGAAGCCGAATCAGATTTATTATTAATGAAATTGCGAAAAAGTTTTCATGTAATAAAAAATTGATATTTTTAAACTATAATTAATAATATAAATTATAGTTAATTTAGTATGAGCACAGAAAAGATGACAACAATTGAGACTAAGGCAACTGAGATTCATGATCCGGTAAGGGAAATGTATCCAATGTTGGAGTATCCTCTACTAGATACTTTGGAGCTAAGTGAGGATGATTGGAAAAGTGTATATATTCCAGTGATACCAAATAATCTTTATTTGGCCAACCCTCTTAATACTTCGTCAGTATCTAGATTTCAGGCGAAATATTTGAAGTCGTTCATTGAGAATAATCTTCAATTAGGAAGTGTAAAGAGAATTGATTTTGTAGATAGAAGTATTGAGAACTCTGATGTTCCAGTAAAGAGCGCGTATATTCATTTTAATCATTGGTTTGATTCTAAGAATGCAAAGACATTGCGTTTTAATCTAAATACTTATGGTAAGCACAGGCAGAATGGGTATTTTGCAGGAGAATCAATCGGTTCTAAGTTTTACTCATTGATGGGAGATGGAAAGTATGGAAGTGGTTATTTCATGTTTAAGATTAATCATAAGCCAATTGAAGAGGTAGATTATGAGGTAAATGTTCCACAGCTGGTAGCAGCGAATCGTATATTGGAACAGAAGGTCAAGGAAAAGGATTTGATTTTCCAGAGAATTAAGAATATTTTGGATACACCAGGAGATGATTTAAAAGAAAAGATTATGGAATTGTTAGAGTAATAAAAATAGTTATTGTTTTAAATTTTTAAGTTAAATAAATAAAACTTTTTTTATGGAAATTCAATAAGGGTCATTTTTAAGTTTTTATACACATCAGATATATCATCGTTGTTATTAGCTATCATATTAGTAGTATTTCTAATTATATCATCATATACAGTATGTTTTGAAGAATCGATTGTTTTTTTGATAAAGAGACAAAAATTTCTTAAATTATTATCGTGATTGTTAAATTGAATAGTTTTATTATGGGTAGAACACCAATTAATGAAATCACTAAAATGAAATAACATCATTGATTTCAATATGTAGTATGAAAAAACAGGAGTATTTTCAGTGTATGGAGAACCTCTTTCATATAAGTTTTCAATTTGTAAATTATAATGATGCAATATTTTTGCACATTGGAAAAAAGAGAACTGCTGTATTTGTTTTAACTCTTTTTTAAACATATTTATAGCAGTAGTTTCATTTTTTCTTTTATTGCAACAAAAAAATAATAAATGTATAATTTCAGCAAATAATTCAGTATAGCACTCATATAGTCTTAAGTCAATATGTAACGGAAAGATAGACAAAATAGCGCTTTTACAGATTAGCTGATTCATACTAGAAAAATCTAAACCTAAGGAATGAAATGTTTCATGTATAAAAACTTTAAACCATTCTTCCTTTCTAAAAACATGAATAGTGGTAGAAGGTTTGCATGAAGTAGTAAATGCTGAATTACAATGGATTTCATCTAATGTTTGATTATGTTTTGGTAATTTTTTCTCTAAATCACATGTGGTAATGTAAATATCCATATGTTTAGAGCATTCTTTATGTGAAAACTTAGTAGCTACATATAGCCATTTATATATATTTTCAAAATAGTCATCAATATTGATTTGTTGTTTTAATTCCGTAATAATAAATATATTAAATATGTGGTCGTTAATATTAAAAGAAAAATTAATACATATTTTTTTCATTTTTTCAATTTGATGTTGTATTTTGTCTGGATATAAGTTAAAATTAGGTATTTGATAGATAAAATTGTTATTTATATTTTGCATATGAAAGGTTTGATTATCTGCAATTGTATTTTCATATATGTTATCAGACTCAAATATAAGAGTTGCTAATTCGGTAAGCATATTCATAGAATTAGGTTGAAGGTTAATATTGTCAGGATCTTTTATTTTTTTAAATATAGTTTCATACATAAAAAATTGATTACTGGTTTATAAATTATATGGGCATAAAAAATGGGGATTAAACACCTTAATAAATATTTAATAAAAAAATGTTCGAATGATGCGATTAAGAAGATGACAATACAAGATTTTAAAAATAAAAAATTTATTATAGATACAAGCATTTATATGTATAAATTTATTGGAGAGGGTTCGTTGTTAGAAAATATGTATTTATTCATTTCTAAAATGATACATAATAATATAGAACCAATTTTTATATTTGACGGGAAACCTCCAGCAGAAAAGAGAGAGCTTCTACAAAAAAGAAGATTAGAAAAAAAAGATGCAGAAAATAAGTATGAATTACTAAAAATGCAAATCTATGATGCATCTTTTCAAAATATATTTTTGGAAAATAAGAAGGAGATATTGGAGGAGATGGAAGAATTAAAGGGTCAGTTTATTAAAATAAGAGATTCAGATATAAAAAAAGTAAAAGACTTGTTAGATGCCTTTGGAATTCAATATATAGATTCGAAGAGTGAAGCAGATCATTTATGTGCTTATTTAACAATAAATACAAATAATTATTGCATAAGTGATGATATGGATATGTTTATATACGGGAGTAAATATATAATAAGAAATATAAATTTACAGACAGATGTGTTGTTGTTATATGACACAGAAAAAATTTTAGACGAGCTTGAACTAAATCAAGAAGATTTAAAAAAAATATTAATATTATCTGGAACAGATTATAATTTAAATTTGAATACGAGTTTAATAGAAACACTAAAGTGGTTTCAAAGTTATAAAAAAGAAATGATAAAAAACAATATCAATGTAGAATTTTATGAGTGGTTGTTTAAAAACACAAAATATATAGAAGATAAAGATAAGTTGGATAAGACATTAAAGTATTTTACAGAAGATTATTTATTAGAGTTTCAAGATTTTAAATTAGATGAAAATATAAAAGAGAAAAATGAGGACAAAGTGAAAGAAATATTAAAAGAAGAAGGGTTTGTGTTTTTATAGAAGTGAAGCAAGTAATGAGCCATTATAATCTTCAGTTCCAGTATGATTAAGATTAATGCTTATATCAGCCCATATTTTTCCTCCGAGTTTTGCCCATCTGTGACAAAACATCCAATCTTCAGAGTAATAATGACCATCTTCAACTCCACAGTCGAATAATGCATATGCATAATCGTTTTCTGTATCTTTTAGAAATTTAATATCATCTGTATATTTAGTTGAAGGAAATGCTTTACACATATCAGTAATAACTTGTCTTTTAATTAACATGAAACCGGTCGGTAGATGTTTGACTTCAGTAATGTTTTTTTTTATACTGACATCATTAGAAACATAATTTATATTATAATTTAGTAAATTATACTGTATCATGCTTTCTTTATCAATAAATTTATCAAACTGAGAATTTTCTTTTTTTTCTATCCACTGTTTTATAGCTTCACCATTATTTTCAAGTAATTTTTCCCAACAATATCTTTTAAGAGGATAAATACCACCGATAATATTTTTATCATGTAATACAAGTTTTAAAATATCAAAAGGCTCCCATGTAATATCATTATCAATAAAAAGAATGTGAGTCATTTCGGGGTCATTCATAGCTTTTGCAATAAGATTGTTTCTAGCTCTAGTAACCAGACTATCTCCTTTACAAAAAATAACATTAATATTAATATTATATAATTTGAAAAGTTGAATAGTGGAAATAAGACATTCAGTATAATTAACGTATGAAACACTACCATAGCAAGGTGTTAAAATATAAACATAAGGTTTTTTCTCCTCAACATAAGTTTT